TGCAGCCTCTGCAGCACGGCGTCTGGTGAGGCCTGCCAGCGGCTGTAAGACGCCCTTAACACGCGCCTTATTCCACTTCATCATCTCAGCGGGGATGTCCTCATACTGGCCTTTGTTAATCTTCTTCAGCATAGTAGATGAAGCTAGATTACCTTCGCCCAAGTTGTACGTCCATGATACCAGAGCATCAAACTGACCTTGGCTGAGAGGCACGTTTACCTTACGTTTTACAGCATCCTCAAACTTCTTCACGTCTACACGCAGACGATCCTCACACTCTTGAGTAGTCCACTTAGTGCCACTCTTAACGCCATAGGTTGAGCCAAATCCGCAAGTCCAAACTCCCGCCGGACAACGGTATGCTGATACCATGCCATCCGGCTGTACTCTGTGTAGACCTTCAAATTTCTTGATGAGTGCCAGACCGCTGTCTGAGATTTTAGTCGGGTGCATAGGTTTCCTATTAGTTTATTGCAGCTAGACTGCGTAGGTTGTTAATTGACTGATCGATGTTGATGTTCATTCGACCAATTCCTTGGCCTTGCTGATTGAACTGGTCGAGGATTAGATTACCTCTATCGTCCATACGGCGGTTGGTACGAATACCATTGGAGTTAATAGTGCTTTCAATAAGCTGACCATTGTCATCAAAGGCTGCGCCAATTTCTCCAAATTCCATACGCATATTAGCGTCTAAGGATGGTATGTTAGCTGCTTGTCTGGCGATATTACGCCCTTCAACAATCTGCCCTGCGTCTATACCACCGTAGATATCAGCCGTGGCTTGATTGGTCTGTTGGAAGCCGCCTTGTTGTGCAGCAAATTGATTAGAAAGGTTTTGCTGACCAATAGAAGATGCTTGTGCATATGCCCCAAGATCACCTCTAAGCTGATTATTCATCCCTTCGTTTGATCTTTGCATATCCGCTCGGCTTTGACCGGCTATTTCGACATCATCAGTATATCTGTCTACATAGTCATCAAACGAAGATACAAATCCTTCTTGATTGCCCATCATAGTATCTTGGTTCTGTAGAGACTGCGTAGCGTATGCGTCTGCTCGTCCAGAGAAGGCGTCTACGTCACCGGCCAGAGAGTTAATACCTGCAGCCCTTGCAGCTTCATTGGTAGACAGTGTATCGCCTACTTCTTGGAATCCAGTTTCCATATTGGTACGGGCATCTGCAAAGGAGGTATCCCTGTCTGCCTGCGCGTCAGAGAATTGAGTATCCATAGACGTGTTCATGTTGGCGAGGCTTGTACCGGTGTCTTGGAAGCCTGTAGCCACATCGCTTTGTAGCGTGGTATTAGCCTGATCTACCGTGTCAAAACGAGTTCCCATATCGGCAAAGCCGGTGTCCTGCGAAGTCTGCAGATTATTAATACCAGTGGCGTTAGTAGCCATACCAGTATCCATCGTATCAAAACGCTGGTTTTGGGCAGTGTTATAGTCGTTTAAGAGTGCCGTCAGATTAGTAAATCCTGTATTCGTATTGGCAGTAACAGCATCTCTATTGGCAGTGGCATTAGTATTAACACCGTCCAGACGAGTACCAATGTCGGCAAATCCTGCAGTCGCATCTGTTCTAGCCCCTGTTACGTTAGTATCAATTGTATCCTGAGTATCTCTGAGGTTTTGATACTGGTCATCACTCAGACCGCCGTCTACGTTTACAATAGGTGCGGGTGTAGGAGCAGGCGCACCACCGCCACCTTTGAATACGATCAAACCTGCACTTCTGGAGCGCAAGTGCCTATACGGCATGAAAGGATTGTAGATCATTTAATTATCTCCATTGAGTACACATAATAAAGGGGCTTGTAGTTTTTACACTTGAGACGCCGCCCCCATGCCTTGCGACCCCAGATTTGTATTGAATTGCAGCCGTTATCTTTGCCAAATTTCTCAAATAAATGATGATGTTCTATCCAAGCGTCCCAATCATCTATCTTCCCGCCGCATGTTAACACCTGTAGTGATTTAGTATTATCAAAGGTCAGGAACCTTGTAGTAACCACCGTGTGTATGCTGCCTTCGCGTACTACCGCCCAAACATGCACCTGTCCGGCAATCGCCTTCTGGAACAATTGGAAGGTAGTCATTTCTCCTGCAGAGTGTTCTAGAGCAGCATCAATATGGGGTTTTATTGTAGACCAATGTTCTAGAACCTCTTCTGGACGTAAGAGGCATGGTGTATACATTGTATCTATTATAGCATCTACTAAAGTCTATTGCAAGTGTTAATTAGGTGGCGTAGGAAAGGTCACGTCAGGAAACCCGTCCTGTTCTGGCAAGTCTCGCAGTGCTTGTCTGTACGTTGCCCATGCAGACTTATCTACGGGAGCGTCATCAACCTGTGTCCAATCTGAGTTTTTCAACAGCTTATCACGAGCGGCACGGGGTGGAACAGGTATAGCAACTACTTCGCCATCAGGCTTTGGCTCAGGCTCCGCAACGGGTATATCTTCTACATCCCATTTTGCGCCATCCCATTTAGCAAGCTGACTGTCAGTTATTGTTGGTGGTGCAGTCTCTACGCAACCCGCTGGGATAAGCAAATTAGTGTTATCCAGAGGGTCTTGGTCTGCCGTTGTAGTGCCTACATAGACACCATTTAAATCAG